CCGGCCACGATCCCGGCGTTGTTGCTAGGCATGACCATCATTACTTGAACCCTCCAACCTTGTGCATCTGCATGGTGAGGCTCCACGGGTCGCCGACTTCCTTCGCAAGATCGGCAGTGCTCGCAAGTGAGTGACCCCACAACGGGCAGAGGTAGTAGCACCAGAAGGAGGTAGATGCGACGAGTCGCTGCATCCGTTCTCGGCTCAGGTCCCCCGTGTCGATAAGCACCAGTTCTTGCCCGAACGTCTGCTCAGGGATGTCCTGCTTCGGCGAGACGGTCAACCAGTCCCACTGAATCGGGACGCGACGGATGCCGCTTGTCTGGAGGTGGACGTAGAGACCACGCTTGCGCGCTAGCTTCACCAGTTCTTGCAAGCCATCACCTTGATCGGTTGGTTCGCCTCCAGTGATGTGAAGCCAGCCGCTTCGGCCAACACTTGCAAGAGCACGTTCCACGACTGCTTCGACCTCGACCTCAGCAGCACCGCGCCTCGTCAGCGCATCTGGTTCATCGCACTCCTTGCGGATGGGGCATGAAGCAACGGAACACCCGGCGAAGCGTACGAAGTACTGCCTCGTGCCGATCAGGTGTCCGGTGCCTTGGTAGCTCGTGAACTCATCGCGAACGAAGATCATATTCCTGCCTCCTTCCTAGAAACGCATGGGCGACAGTTCCCGCACGGCTGGTCTCCGCCTTCGTAGCACGACCAAGTGTCCTCGTATGGGACGTTACAACTGCGACCGATCTTGACCACCTGTCTCCTCGTCAGTTCAAGATATGGGGCGATCAGGGTGACTGGCCGATCCCCAGCAAGCTCCATCACCTTCCTCGCAGCATCGACAAACTCTCGGCGGCAGTCTTGGAACGTGTCGAAGTCATCCTTGGTAGCGGCGAATCCAACCGACCTCAAGTCGTAGCGGATCGCGTAGACGGTAGCGACCGACAGAAACACGAGGTTGCGAGCTGGAAAGACGTTGTGGAGCCCCGGTTCGCTCAAGAACGAGTGGACAGTGACAATATCCAGAGGCGTTCCCGTTCGCTCGCACAGTAGTTTTGCGTGCTCCAGTTCCTTCCTGTGCTTCTGACCGTAGTCGAAAGCAATGGCACGCGCGAACTGGACATTCCTATACTGGTAGAGCAGCGTTGCCGAGTCTGCTCCTCCGCTGACCATGATGAGCATCATCTCTCAGTTCCTCCCGTAGATGGCTTGTGCCAGTTCTTCGATCTTAGACAGCATGGTTGCCATCTGTGCGCGTGTGGTGTCGATGCGTTCGCGGATCTCGATGATGCAGCGATGCACGTTTGCCTCGCTCGACTTGGACGATAGGCCGTTGAACGTCACGGTCTTGGCGATGAGATCCATGTTGCCCTTGAGATCCTTGAGGGTCTTGGGATCATGTACCCAGTTCTCGTTGACGGCGGCGACTATCTCTTGCGCCTGCTTGTTGAGTTCGTCTTCGCTCATGCCCCATCCCCCTCCTCATGCCGCTGCCCGTGGAACCCGTTGGGGTAACGCTTGGCGAGCTTGTCCGCGTTGTGCTGTGCGATGTCTTCCAAGTGGAACCCCATCGTGTCGGCTACTGCGGTGAGATACCACAGCACATCTCCGAGTTCGTCCTTGATCTTGTCCAGATCCAGCGGCTTGCCGTGGAACAGGTGCTTCTTCACCGGCTCTGTCACTTCGCCGACTTCGCCAGCGAGTCCCATCAGGAAGTTGCACATCTGCTCGCGCCACGATGTTTTCATGTTCATCGTTCGCTGCACTGCTTCTTCGTAGTCTTGGAAGTTCATGCGTCTTCGGTTTCTCCATCCATGCAGTCGCATGGGATCTGTGTTGATTCAGGAAACAGTTTGCCTTGGGCCTTGTCAGCTTTGACCAAGTTCTCCCACTTGTAGTTGCGACCAAGGCCAACAACCGTGTGCGCCACCGCGTTGCGTTCCAGTGCGATAGCCCTAGCGAACAGATCAGGGTGCTCTCGCTCCAACGCGAAGATCTCGCTCTTGCGCATCGCGGGGCAGAAGAAGCACGAAGACTTGCCGGGTGGTGGAAGCCCGACTCGCTTGATCGCGGCCACGCAATCCTCGCGATCCCAGTTCCACTCCACTAGCGGGTATCGGTAGCGGTATCGCTTGTCCTCGGTCAGCACTGCACGGTGCCGCTCGCCAGCGTCGATACCGATGCACCGCTCGACCTTGCCGCCTTCCGCCCATACCGCCTTCGACTTCTCGTGCGCGGCGCAGAACTTGTCCATCGGGTATCGCTTCCACTTCTGGGAGCAGCCCTTGAACCCGTAGGCAAGCGAAGGAAGCTCCTTCCGCTTAAGGCTCATGTCCTCCAAGCTGCTGTATTGCGAGGTGTCAGCGTAGGTGACCACCTTGAACTCGCACGACGGCAGTTCCTTCGCCATCCAGTCGCGGAACGTATCCACGAACTTGTAGGTCTTTGGCTTCTCTGCGCCAGTGTCGGCAAACATAGTAAGGTCTGGTGGAGTTTGCTTCTCCATCAGACCGATCACCAAGGCGGCGCTGTTGACGCCACCTCCAAAGCTAACGACTCTGAAGTTCACTCCTCGTTCTCCTCTCTCTTGGTTTCGCGCTTGGCGTTGCGCTGACTGGCCCAGTTGAACTCAAATGCGCGACCGCCATTCTCGCGGATTCGATCTGTGAGAGCTTCGCCGATGAGTTTTTGGAACTCGGCCTTGCTCATGTTACTGATGAGAATCGTGGACTTGAACTCGTTGTATCGGCAGTTGAGCACATGGAACAACTGCTGCGTCGAGTAGGTGGTGTCCGAGTTGCGGCCCATCTCGTCGATCACGAGTAGGTCAGGCAGGATGAACACAGCGAGAGCCACGGTCTCGGTCTCGGTGGCGTTCGGGTTGTAGGTGGACTTCACCCGTGCCAGGAGGTCGATCGCGGTGGTGTATTTGCCGGTGCCGCCCTTCTCCAGAACGTGGCGCAGGATGCCGACCGCGAGGTGAGTCTTGCCGGTGCCGGGTGATCCCAGGAACACGGCAGACCGTCCACGTTCCAGGTTGTCCCCGATCGAGTTGCAGAAGTCGCGAGCCCAGTTCCAGATGAGGTTCTGGGCGTCCATCCCGTGCTGCCAGTTCCACATGCTCGACTCGGTGTAGCGAGCCGGGATGGTGGCGTCCGCCATGGCGGCGCTGATGGCGAGATCCTTGCTCGACCGCCCTTCACGGACGCGAGCGTGCGTCTCGTCCGCCTCCTGCTGCCAGATGGCATCGCACTTCGGGCAGTTCGCCCGGTGCGGCTTCAAGATCCAGTGCTTGGGGTTGACCTTCTTGATCCGGTCCACCGTCTCGGACTTGTGGACCCAAACGTCCGCGCTGAACTGGCCGTGGTCGGGACAAGTTCCCGACTCGCGTGCTACAACTTCGAATGTTCCTTGCATCGCTATACGCCTCTCTGTTGCGTTATCTCGGTTCCAGGCTCTGGACGGTCAACCGACCAGAGATCGTCGATTCTAGGGCTATCCACGGCCTCCCACGGACAAGGGAAAGCCCCATTCATCACACGGGAGGTCAGGATCGGTGCTAAACTCGATCCGGCCAGCCTTCTGTTCTTCCCTCACCCAGTCTGCCTTGAAGCTCTGCCAACCACGGGTGACGCACTCGGTCAGCGCGCGGTCCAGTTTCCACCCCGCCTTCGTGGCTTCCTTGCGGATGCCAGCGAGCACGGTCGCGGTGACGGGCGCACGCTTCGCCTTCCGGTGAGCGAGGAAGTCTTGCCACACCTGTTCAGCCACTTCGTCTGGCCGCTCAACAGCAGCGCCGCGCTTGACGCGGCGGGTAGTATCCTTGTCGGATGCCTTAGCGTGTACAGGAGACTCTGAGAGAACGGATGTACTACTCTTTGCTTCTGCCTCTGCTTGGGCAGACAAAAGTGGAATGTCCGGGACAGTCCGGGACATTCGGGACATTTCGCGGGACATCCGCTTGCGCTCGCGTTCGTAGGAACGACGGGACTCCTCGTCACGCATGTTCCTGAAGCGGCTGTAGTTAAGGATGTTCCAGCCACGGTCAGCCACCTCGATTCTCCGACCTTCGTGTTCCTTGCTTCGGCTGTTCTCGTCGGGCGCAAGGAACTTGTCGATGGCGGTTCTGGCGGCTTCGACAGGGACACCAGCGAGGCGCGCGAGACCGATGACGCTCGCGCCGACGTAGCCATCGCGGTTGGTCATAGCCAGCATGGTGATCCACACGATTCGCACCTGATCGCTCTCGGACCAGATGGACGAGCAGAGGATGCTACTGAACAGCTTGGTGAAGGATTCGCTCAAGGTGTCCCGGACATTACGGGACATGTCCCGGACATCAAGGGACATGTGAGAAAAATCTCACCCGCGCATCACGCTTTTCTCACGCTCCAGTCGAGCGTGGAGTTCTTGCCGACGCGATAGATCCTCGCGCCTCTCACAAGTCGCGCAGCGCGCGGTCCTCGTGTTGCGAACTCGGTAGCCACAGGTGTAGCACTTCGACCCTGCGTAGACGGGCTCGCCGCGTTCTAGGGCGGTACGGCGGAGGTCAGATTGGCCCATCGAGAAGGTATGGAATGGGACCAGATGGAACGTAGCGCGGTGCCAAACCCGTTGGATCGTTGCCGTAGAACACCAGATTGATGTCGGCTTCGCTCATGCGGATGCTGTTCAGGTAGCGATCGGGGTTCGCGCGGATCTTCGCATCCAACTCGGCACGAATCCGTTCGCGCTCCTCGCGAATGCGTCTGTTGCGACGGATCGTCTTCTCGCGACGGCGATCCTTCATCGTCATGCGGTGGACGATGGCACGTAGGTGGCGTGAGTTCATTCCGACCTCGCCTTCTCCAGCAGCGCCCTGATCTTCGCGGTCTTACTCGCGTAGGTCGCCTTCGCCTTCTCACGCGCACACGCAGCGCACTTGTCGGTAAGCGTGTAGCGCCGCACGGTGCCGCACGCGGAGCACGCATCGCCTGCGTAGGTCTTGTCGCCGCGCTTGGCGGCTTCGGTTCGCTCGTCCTTTGTCATTCTCTATCCCACATGCTCTTGAAGTTTGGCCGCATCCACGGCGGCAGGTTCTCTTGTTCGATCTGCCGCTCCATGCGGCGAATCCTTCGGTTGCTGTCGATGCTCTGCTCGACCTCGCCCGTGTGCTCGCGCGACACGCGGCTGTGAATGCATGGGCGGCAGATGCTGTGCTCGCGACCGGGTGATGCCATGAACGGTTGCCCGCACTCGTCGCACTTCATCTCGACGCGGTGTCCTCCGGTCCATTTGCGCTTGGTCACAGGCTCCTCCACATCATGGCATCCCAGAAGTGCAGCGTGATCTGCGTCTCGGTCATGGTTCGATATTCTCCAGTTTGCTCAGAGCATGGGTGACAGCAGCATGAGGTGAATCGTCATCCTCCGCCGCCTCCCACAACTTAAGCAGCGCAAGCAGCACCGGGCGCAGATGCCATCGCGGGTCTGCGTGGTCAAGAATGGTGCGTAGGTCTGATGGTTTCATGGCAACTCCGTCTCGCGGATCAACGCGATGGCGCGGGTGATGGCTTCTTCGTCTGGGATCATCAGTCACGCCTCCGACGATGGAACAGGAACTCGGCAAGGAGATTCCCTATCACGAGCCCGCCAGCGCCGCAGAGCATCGTGAAGAACAGTCCCTCGATGTCGCTCACGGCTTCTGCTCCTTGTTGCCGTCGATGCCCGCCATCTCGGCGCGGAGGGCTGCACGGTTGCGGCGATACGCGAGGCTCAAGGCCATCTTGACATCTTCGGGGACCATGCAGTCTCCCATCGTGTTGTCGAAGGCATCCTCGGCATCATGCACCCGCCGCACGGCTGCGCGGAGGGAGAGGAGGTCGGACTTTACGTTGTTCGGGTAATCCCACGGGTCAACCTGTTCATCGTGCAGTTGCTGCGTCACGGCTTGACCTCCGGCAGCACCTCGCGCATGAGGGCGACGGCGCGGGCGATGTCGCTCCACCCGACAATGGGGTCCCCTCGGCCATGCTGCCCAGTGGTCACTCTTGACACCATGTGCTGCCACTTCCTGACCGCCTCCTCCGTCAACTCGCCCGATGGCTGCTGCTCGGGTTGGGGCGTGATCGTCGTGCCCAGCGGTGTCACGACGGCACCTAGATCGCCCGTTGGAGTCGGCGACCCCACCCGCTTCCGCCGCTCGGCGATCATGGCCTCTGCTTGCCCGTAGGCCAATATCGCGCAGTCCTCATCGTTGCTGTCATCCGTGACGAGGGACCGTAGAGCCACGTTCGCGAACTCGTCCAGCAGCCGGATCTCGTCCGGTGAATAGTTCTCGTTGCTCATGTTCTGGTTCCTCCTCAGAAGGGAATGTCGCCGTAGTCCTGCTGCTTGCCAAGCATCTCCTGCGCCTTCTTCGCGCCAGGGCTAGATGCACGTTGCTGGCGAGGGGCGTCACCGCCGCCGCCTTCGCCATCGCGTTCCTTGGGCGGGAACATCGAGACGAGGATGCTGCTGCGCCCAGCGCCATTGCCGCCGAGATCCGGCACACCAGCAGGGTTGAACCACTTCTCGATCATCAGGAACTTGCCGCCGTCCTCTTTCTCAAGGACGCATCCGATGTTCTGATACTTTCCCTTCACCTTGCCCTCGCGGTCGGTGTATTCGCCCACCTTCACCGCCAAGTCGTAGACCTTCTTCGTAGCCATCTCAGTTCTCCTCGTTCGTTGTGAGGTTGTTGTCGGAGTCCAGCTTGATCCAGATGGATCTGCACTGCCACGTTTTGCGCGCACCACGCGCGCCCTTCTTGCCCCAGGCTTGCACGACGAAGTAGCCGCCAGCAAGGAGCCAAGTCTTGAGCTTCGGTTCGGCCAGTGACTTCTTGACGCGGGCGCTGGCACTGCTAGCCGCGCACGCTTGGACGCCAAGGATCGACATGGACCGGATCGCCACGATGTCGATGACGTTGAATAAGTCCTGCCTGACCATGGCGTGCGGGTTCCACTTCTCCACGACTTGCGCCGTGTAGCCATCTTTCCTGAGCATCGCGAGGCTGCGTTGAGTCGGGCTGACCATGGGGGTTGATCTTGTCGGCAGCGTGTCCCTACGTCAACAGGAATCTTCCCCAAAAATCACTTCGCTTCACCTATTGACACCAAGACTTCCGATCGCTACCTTCCGCGCTCAACCTCAACCAAGGAGCAGAGAACATGAACATCAGCTTCCACCGCGTCACCAGAATCGAGATCGAACCCGTGACCGGCCCGTACGCCAACGCCTTGTGCCGTCGCATGACCGTCTGGGACCACGATGGCGACGTAAGAACCGAGATCGACTTGTTCGGCGACGCCGTCACCGATCTGTCCCTCAACATGAAGGCGAAGGCCATCCCCGCCGACGTGTCGCCCGAAGGCGACTCGGCTTCCGCACCCGACGCGGCGGTTGCTACCAGCGAGGTGGCGCTGTGATCGCCAACGTCTTCCCGCAGATCATCGGCATCGTCAGGATCGTGATGGATGATCCGCGCGAGACCGGCGGTATTTCGCACGAGCCGATGAACTGGGCGCGCGAAGTCCACATCACGCACCGCGCAAACTACGTCGATCCTGCCGTGACCAGGATCGACACCATGAAGCTCTATGGCCCCACCCGCGAGTCGCTGCTGCTGCCGTGCGAGATCGCGATGGACGCCGCACTGCGCCGCGTTGCCGCCGACGCCGTCGTGCCGGGGGCGTGCGAATGAGCCTACGCAAGCCGCTGTCCGAGATCGCGAAGGACCGCCGCATCAAGGTCGGGTCCGTCGTGCAACTGAACGAGCACGCCTCGTCGGATTGCATGGTCGGGTGCCTGATGATCGTGACCGAAGTCGGAGCTTGGGGCGTGCAAGGCTTCGTGTCGGTGATGCAGAGCATGGACAAGCCAGAGCCGCGTGCCTACTTCCGCCCGAAGTGGTACGCGATCGAATACGTCGGCACTGCTGTGCTGATGCCAGTTGAACCAGAGGAACAAGGAGAACAATCGTGAGCAAGCAAACCATCCCATTCACCGACCGCGCAACGTGGTTGGCCGAACGATCGAAGGACGTAACCAGCACCGAAGTGTCGGCGCTGTTCGGACTCTCGCCCTACTCAACCGAGTTTGAACTGTGGCACGCGAAGAAGAACGGCATCGTCGCGCCGTTCGTGGAGAACAACCGTGTGCGCTGGGGCAACCGGCTTGAGCCCGTGATCGCGCAGGGCATCGCGGAAGACCACGGCTGGACGATCCGCAAGAAGGACGAATACGTCCGCGACACCGTGACCCGTATGGGGGCGAGCTTCGACTACGAGGTCAAGGACGTAGACAACGTCGGCGTCCTTGAAATCAAGAACGTCGATTGGAAGGTCTTCAAGGACCAGTGGTCGCAAGATGGCGAGAGCGTGGAAGCGCCGCCGCACATCGAGATGCAGGTGCAGCACCAGCTTGACGTTGCCGACATCGACTGGGCGGCGATCGGCGTGCTGGTCGGCGGCAACGAGCCTCGCGTGATCTTCCGCAAGCGCGATCGTGGCGTTGGCACTGCCATCCGCCAGCGCGTTGCCATCTTCTGGGACAGCGTCGAACGTGGCGTGCCACCGAAGCCTGACTACGTGCGCGACAGCGAGTTCATCACGAAGCAGTTGCGTGCGTCCGCTCACGATGGCGAGACGGTGGAAGTCGGCAGCGAGATCGCTGGCCTACTCGCCGAATACAGCGGCATCAGCAAGCAAGTGTCCGAACTGGAGGAACGCCGCAGCGCGATCAAGGCGATGGTGCTGGATCAGATCGGCACCGCCAGCAAGGTGCTGTCCCCGTTCGGCACGCTGACCGCTGGCATGACGAAGGACAGCCAAGGCACGCTCATCACGCCGGAGATGGTCGGCACCTACGTTGGTGCGCGCAGTGGCTACCGGCAGTTCCGCTACACGCCGAAGAAGGAGAAGTCGTGACCAACATCTACATCGTGTCGTGCGGCGACTACAGCGACCGGCACACAGTCGCTGTCTTCAGTGAGGAAGCGACGGCGAAGGAAGCCGCGAAGACCATGTCTGGCGATGTCGAGAAGTTCACGCTCAACCCGACGTTCATCAGTCGCGGCGAAGGCATGGGCATCTACACCATCACATCCAAACCGGGTTCGGTTGAGATCGACAGCGTCAAACTTGAAGCCAAACATTGTGACGAAGACTACGCCGCAGCCGCCGCGTTCGGCAAAGTCAAGGATTGGGGATGCGACATGATGGAAACCAAGTGCTTCGCTCGCGATGGGGCGCACGCCATCAAGATCGCAGCCGACCGCTTCCGCCAGTTCATCGCAGAGAACGGAACCAGCAACCAGAAGGAGAAGTCGTGAAGGTCTACCTAGTCACAGACATGAACGCTGTGATCCACGGCGGCTTTGCAAACGAGGCGCACGGGCGCGCTGCACTGCTAGCTCTGCACAAAACGATGAAGGTCTGCGGGCGGATCATCGAAGTGCAGCAATCACCAACATGGACCGTGTGGTCGAAGCCGAACTCAAGCGAGGCGAAGTCCGCAACGCTGAACGAGCGGATGCCCGCAGACTTCAATGTGATGATGCAGCTTGAAGGCGTCCGCACCGTGAACGTCTCGGCCAACGACATCAAGGAAGCCATCGACGTAGGCGAGTCCGCCTTCCGAATGCACCAGATCAGCAACCAACAGGAGGACAGCAAGTGACCGACACCAACATCCCAGCGGCAGCGCCGCAACCCGTGCCCGACCAGACGCGAGCAGTCGCCCCGATCGAGCTTTTCCGTCAGACCCTGACCGCGATGAAGTCGGGATTCGCCGACGCACTGCCGAAGCAGATCCCAGCAGAGAAGTTCGTCCGCACGGTGATGACCAGCGTGCAGATGCAGCCTGATCTGTTGGGCGCTGACCGGCGCAGTCTGTTCGGTGCCGCGATGAAGGCGGCGCAGGATGGGCTCTTGCCTGATGGCAGAGAGAGCGCGTTCGTGATCTTCAACACGAAGGCGGGTCCGCAAGTCCAGTACATGCCAATGATCGGCGGCGTGTTGAAGAAGCTCCGCAACAGCGGCGAGCTTGCCAGCATGTCGGCGCAAGTCGCCTACGAGAACGACTACTTCGTCTACGAACTCGGCGACAACGAAGGCATCACGCATCGACCGCTGATGACGGGTGACCGTGGGTCTGTGGTGGCGGTCTACGCCATCGCCAAGACCAAGGATGGTGCGACCTACCGCGAGGTGATGTCATACGCCGAAGTGGAACAGGTGCGTGCCGTCAGCCGCGCTCGCAACTCTGGCCCGTGGACGCAGTGGTGGAACGAGATGGCCAAGAAGACCGTGATCCGCCGACTGTGCAAGCGGCTCCCGTCCAGTGCGGACTTGGAGCAGTTGTTCGCGCACGACAACGAGAGCACGGACTTCTCGCAGCAGGATGCGCCCAAGGCTTCCGCAACCGCCCCGCTGTCGCGACTCAAGACCAGCATGGGTCTGACCGTGGAAGTTGCGGATCAGGCTCCTGAGATCAAGGTCAGGAACGAGAACGACGATGACGATGGCGATGCCATGGCGGTCCCAACGTGAAGCCACCTAGCGCCAAGATCATCAAGCAAGCCATGGTTGCGATGCACGAGCACGGCATCGACAAGGACGAGGTGACCAACTTCATCCTCTACGTCAGCCTAGTGAAAGACGGGCTCAACGTGCTCAAGAAGGTGGCGACCAAGCCGCCGCATGGCTGGGATGGCGTTAGCGACCGGATGTGGTTCACGCACGCGACCGAGAAAGCGGTCGAGAGGCTAGTCAAGATCCTCGCATGAGCCTGCTGACCACAGAAGAACTGGCGCAACGCTGGGGCTTGAGTGCTCGGACGCTCAAGGACTGGCGTAGGCGCGAAGTGGGACCGCCCTACATGCGGATGCCAACATCTGCTGGAGGGCGTGCGACCATCCGTTACCACCTAGCCGAAGTCGCGAAGTGGGAAGCGGAACACACGATCAAGACCGAACACGATCCCGCCGAGTGAGGCGGCTGGGTCGCTAGAGGCGGGCGGTGCTACGGGCGGTGGCATCGCCCGTCTCGCTTTCTAGCTAGCTGACGCCGCGCTTGATCGGCGGCTCCTCGTGGACGAGGGCAGCAGGCAAGCCAACCTTCTGCGTCGGCGCACCGCGCTGGCGGCGCACGATCATCGGCCCGCCAACAAGGGCGAGCGCGATGTTCAGACCGACCACGCCGAGCAGTTCCCAGTCGAACGGCTCGTCCTTCTCCAGCGCCTCGATGGCCGCATCACGCTGGGACCGGGTGATGTTCCCGGCTGCGTATTCGGATTCGACTTGAGCGGCAACGTTCGACCGTTGCTCAGGGCTCAGAACGCCGCAGGATGCCACCAGAAGCGACATCGCGAGCAGGATCGACAATCGGGTCATCACTTGTCCAGGCGCGTTTCTACGCGCGTCAGGCGTTGCTGTAGGTCAGACTTCAGCGCGTCCATGCTGGCACGCAGCAGCTTGAGTTCGTCGATCACGGCGTTGTTGCCGCGATGCTCGCCTTCGATCTGCTGGCGAAGGCTGGAGATGTCGTTCCCCAAGACCGCGATCTTGTCGGTCATACCCCATGCCCAACCGACCGCTGGGATCAGGATGGCGGTGCAAAGGATGGACGCGGCACGTAGCCATCCGTCGAACTTTGCAAGGTCGGGCTTCGCCATAGGATTGGGGGTTGACGGTAATGTCGTAGTGGTCACGTTGTAGCCCTCACTGCTTGGAGTCCTTGGATGCTGCGCCAGTGATGGTTCCTCGGATCGCATCCCACGGACCAGTCGGTTCCACACGGTCGGTTGCAACGTCCGTCCAGTAGATGAACGGCTTGGCGACAGCGTCGAGCGGGATCTTGAACCAGATCGAAAAGAAGGTAGCCGCATCGCTGATGGTCTTGCCCGATGGGTCGGTGAAGGTCTTGCCCGTGATGGTTTTGCCAGCGAACGTAGCCGCGCGTTCCAACGCGAAGATGCTGGGCGCAGAGCCGATGCGATCGTCATACGGCTTGTCGTTCAGCCGGTTGATGACACCGACCATCAGCGGACCCGCGTAGGGGATCGTGCCCGCCGTGCCGGTCAACGGTGCCGCAACCAAGGCGTCGAACCAGATGTCCGAGTAGCCATCCTCATCATCATCGTCGAACAGTGTGCCCTTGACGAAGGAGATGATCGCCGTGCCTACCGCGAACGGGATCATCATCGACCACAGATACATGTACGCAGCCTTGGCACCGCCGACCTTCCAACCATACTGCTCGATGTCGCCCTTGCCCTTCCAGTAGCCGTTGTTGAGGAGCATGACGAAGTAGTTCTGGAACTGCGTGAACCACTGGTGGAGAGCCGTGCCAGCCTCGTAAGCCGAGATCGACTCTGGGTTGAGCGCGCCTTGCGTCCGTCGCACCGTGCTTCCAGCCCTAGCCACCGCTTCCGCATCCGCATCCTCCTCGGACATGGCCGCGACCGATGGATCGGACATCGCCTTGTCGTATGCAGCCATCCACACCGTGGCGTCGATGATGTTCTGCACGAACGCTTGCGGCTTGTAACCCTTGGTCGCCGCCAAGTCCTGCAACTTGGTCATCCAGTTCGGGTCCTCAAACACGGCGCGGGTGTCAGCCGAGATGTCGAACATCTGGTTCTCAAACCGCTGGCGCATACCTTCGTCGGCTTCCGCGATCTTGCCGAACACATCACCGAAGTTGGTCATCACATGGTGCAGAGCCTTCGCCATGCGGTCGGCACCGACTTCGGGAACAGCAACGGCAAGCCCCGTGGACTGTCCGATGATGTTTCCGTAGTTGCCGACCATGCGAGTCAAGCCAACCGACTGCTTGATTTGCCGCGCCCACTTGTCGATGCCGGGGTACGAGCTAGGCGTGCTGGTGGATTGGAACGCGATGCGTTGCAGCCACTTGTCAATGGCGTCCGTGAACAGCGTCTCGTCGTAACGCTCCAGCGCCCCCATCACATTCTGGTGCTTCAGCAGTTTCATCACCTCGCCCAGCTTCGGCTGGATGTTGATAAAGCGGATCTGCTCGCCCAGCACAGACGGGATCTTCCGCAAGTCCATCAGCAGCGGATAGACCGCACCCGTGCGCTTCTTGCCTGCACCAGACTTCACGCGAGCGAGCGCAACACGGTGAGTCTTCAGGGTCTCTTGGTTCAGGTCGCGGAACTTTGCGTCCACGTTGCGCTCAGGGTCTGCACGCAGCGGGATGTAACCGCCCTTGAACGTGCCGATCGGGGTCACGATGTCCAAGTGCTCGATCGCTTCTGGCGGATGCCCGAACACCTTGCGCCATGCTTGGAAGTAGGGCTTCTGCAACTTGGCGAACAGCGCGAACAGCTTCTCTACAGCCTTGAAGTCCGCTGCCGTGAGCGTGCCGTTGAGCACGAGTTCGTTGATCGTCTCCTGCCATGCACTGTCATCAAGCGTGCCGTCATCGCGAACAGCACCCCATGGCGTGCGGTCGCTCGTGCCAGCGCGAAGGAGCTTGTCCTTGCCGGTGACGCTGCCGCTGTAGAGGATCGCGTGCAGCAGTTCCCACTTGTCGGCGAACTTGTATTTCAGCCGTGGCGCGTCGATGTCCTTCTGGCCAGTGTCGCGAATCGCCTTGAAGATCGCGTTGAACTCGGCGTTGAACTCGGCCCACTGCTTCCGGTAGGCAACCGACGCATCGTTCAGCGGTCGCCACACCATCTTCGTCCATGGACCGGGCGTGCCACCGTCAAGGTAGAGGAACAGGTTCTCCAATCGCGTGACATGCGCGCGATGGCCCATGAACATGCCCATCCTCTTGCGAGCCTCAGTGCGCCTCGCATTCACGTTGTCGGCGACTTCTGGCGCACCACGGTCCACCAGCTTCTGCTCAAGCAGCGGTGCGGCTTCATCGACCAGCATCTGCTTGCCGTCGATCTCCACCTTCTTCATGTCCGACGCTTCTTGCCAGATGGCTTCGATAGCGTCCGTGGCGTTCTTGAACTCGTCCAGCGTGATCGACTTGTAGACTTGCTTCTGCGAGCGAGTCAGCTTGCCGCCGATGACGTTGCGCCGTGCGCGGGCTTCTTCCACGACGTTCGCGGCAACAGCGAGGATCTCCGCTAGCTCGCGGTGCATTTCCTCGTCGTAGGTCTTGATGTTCTCGATCTTGGCCTTGGCATCGACGAACTTGGCAGACCCAGCGATCTCGTAGAGACCAGCGAGTGCGCGTGCGGCAAGTGCGGTCTCGTAGTGCCGACCCTTGCCCAGATCCTTGTCGCCGACCTTGCCCATCTTCTTGATGGACGCAATCCGCTTCTCGATCTCCTTCTTCTCCTGCGTAGCAAGGCGCGCAAGCTCGGTTTGCAGCAACTCCTGCCGCTTGTATTGCAGAGCCTCAAACGTGCCGTTGGGCTTGCCCATCGCCTTCTCTGCCATGCGGCGAGCGCGAACAGCAGCGGCGTCGAACTTGCGAACGTCGATGTCGCCGACGTTCATGCCGTTGAGGATCGTGATGGCAGCGATACGCGCAGCATCGCGCAGCACCCCCAGCGGCATCATCATCTTGCTGAGTGCCCGGAACTCCATCGCGATCATGTCAGCGCGAAGGTCGTTGTGGATCGCAGACGCGATCGTCTCCTCCACCTTCTGCGGATCAGACAGTTCGCTGAACTCGGCTTCGATACGGCGGTCGGTGACTTCCTCGATCTTCTCCTCGATCGACGGGGATGCGATGATCTGGCGGATCATGGTCGCTGCGTCCTTGAAGCCGAAGGACTCGGCCACTTCGCGCGGGTCGAGACCGACCGTGGCGACCATGCCTTCCAGCTTGTCGAGAACCTGAGTCGCGACCTTGGGCATACCCAAGTCGATGCGGGCCGAAAGGTCCTTGATCCGGCTCTGAAGGGCAGGGATGCGAGCCTTCAGATCCTGCATCGAGGCTGCGCGGCTTTCCTTGAACGTCGAGTAGAGCGTCTTGACTGTGTTGCGCTCCTTCCTTGCCTCCTCGACAACTCGCTTGTTGTCATCAATCGCGTTCTCGCGCTTGACGTTGTAGTGCTCGCGATTGAACTGCTTGCTCCGGCGCTGCTTGTTGTATGCCTCGGTCTCAGCGTCCCTGAACTCCTTCTTCTTCCGGCTCTCGACTAGCTGGAAAGTCTCAGGTTGCTTGAACAGACGAAGCGATTGGTCGAACTCGTTGCGACCGATCATCAACGGGTAGTCGGTCTCGCTCTCCTTTAGAGCCTCTAGCTTGTATCCCTTGGGGAGCAGCTTCTGGTGCTTCTTGACATCTTCAGGAGTCGCCTTCTTGGTTCCAGAAGAACCCCACTCCTTGATCTTGGCGTCGATGTCATCCGGCTCCTTCAGCCTCGGAGGAACCGGCTTCTTTGCACCCTTCTCCTTCTCGTTGATGGCAGCGATGTCCTTCTTGAACTGCGCATCCTCATCAGTCTGCGACTTCTCGATCTCATCGAGGTTCTTCTTCGCAGACACAAGGTCTTCAACAGCCTTGTCGCGCGCCTCGATGGCACTCTCGACAGACTTCGGGATCTGCTGCTGCTCAAGTTCGCCGACGTTCTGACCGAAGCCAACCATCGACTCGATGGCGTCGATCTGCAACTTGTGAACGCCAGTGACGATCTTGCCTTCGCCCTTCTGGTTGGCGATGACGCGGACTCGCTTTGACTCCTTCTGCGTCCCGTCCGTGTAGAGGATCTTGCCGGTCAGCAGGTAGTTGATCGCTTGGTAGACCGGGCGGCTGCGAACTTCCCTCGCGGTCTCCTCGCGCAGAGCCTTGCGAACTTCCTGCTTCTGCCGGTCGATCTTGCTGCGGATCTCGTCAGCCTTTCGCTTGTAGTAGCCGACCGTGGCGAGCGAGTGCTGGTCAAGCGTGTTCAACGCCTTCTCAAACTGCGACTGCGATACCTCCTGCAACTCGCTCCACTGCGCGTCCGACATGCCATCGGGCTTCGCCTCAAACATCGGCTGGAGCTTCCGAGCGGCATACGCCTCCTCGATCATCCGCTCGCTGGCCAGCATGTTGTCGAACCAACGGCGAATCTCTGGCGTGAGGATCGGCAAGTCCTCCAGCGGCAGTCCTTGCTTCGCAATCTCCTTGCGATACTGCTCGTTCATGCTGCCACGGATGTCCTTGTAGACATCCAAGATCCAGCGGCGCATGTTGTTGAACAGCTTCGCCAAGCCCTTGGTCGGTGCCTTGCCTTCCGCCCAGTAGATGGGGGCGTTGTAGGCGATCTGCTCGTAACGCTTGACGCGCTCTGGCTTCGACAGCGCGTTCCATTCGTCCATCGACTTCAAGCCGAAGAAGTCAAGCAACGTCTGCGCATCCTGCTTTGCGAAGGCGGGGGCGTTGGGATCTTGAGCCAGCGCCAACGTGACATCGGTCCAGAAGTGCGAGAGTTCGTGCATGAACTCTGGCAGCTTTGCCGACTTCGTCAGCGTGATCTTGTGTTCGCCGACTGAGTATTGGGCGGTGGAGCCTGCTTTAAGCGTGCTCGGAGAACGCGACATCTGAGGGTCGCCAGCCTGGTTGATGACTTCACCAGTCGCATCGAATCCAAGTGACTCGTAAAACTTGACGAGACCACTTCGGCTCGTGGCGTTGTCCAGTGGCGATGCGTCAAGCGTAAGGGTTACGTTTTGTGCATCTGCTTGGGCAACAAGTGCAGACATTGCAGCCCTGGCGCTACCGGTCCCCCTCTTGGCTTTCGTCGTACGAACGCTAGAGACCTTGATAGATCCAGACCGTGCGTCAAGAACAATCGTCGTGTCCCCGACCTTGACGGTCCTTATTGCGTTGCCTTCGGAAACATATGACAGGTCAAACAACGGCTGAATGTTGGGTCCGGATTCTCCGATCGCATTCAGACCCACACCCGTAACATTCATCTCCCCCACCCCAATCTTGAGCGGGAACTTGGCGTAGACATCCTCGGGCGTGATGCGCGTCTTGCCGAACAGCGCCTGCGCTTCCTCGGGGCTCTGGTTGACGCGAGCCGCGAAGTTCTGGAACCAAGTCTTGGCGGCAAGGGTTGCACCGCGCACCTTGTCATCGGCGTCGAACACGCCGCTGCCCTTCACTTGCTCGTAGATCGACTTGCCAACGCGGGCTGCGGATTCGGCAAAGTCCTTGTCCTGCATCGCCATCTCGCCGTGAGCGGCGATGTTCTGCTGGAACTGGCTGATGACTTCCTTCGCCTCAAACTGCGACATCGCGTCCACGGCGGTCTTGATGTGCGGCAGGATGGCTTCCTGGAAGCCTGTGCGGGCCGTCCTTGCCACGAAGTCGCCAGCAGGGATCTCGACTAGCCCACCGCTCTGGAGCGCCGCAGTCAGCCTTGCAGCCAGCCCAGGGATCACCTTGTCGGCGGACTCTGGCGTCTCGCCCAGTGCGTTCAGCACCTCGCCAAGTTTGTCGGGTGCGACGTAGAACGTGCCTGCACCGCTGGCGTCCGCCATGTCCTGCACGGTGTCCGCTGCGACATCGGGGTTGCGCTTCTTCGTAGCGGTCGCGTCTACCGCCTTGACCAGATTGCCAAGCGTCTGGAACGCAGCATCGGCACGCTTCGCCTTCGCCAAGTCCACGCGAAGCGCGAGACCGGGAGCGACAGCGCTCAGGAGACCGGCTTGGTAAAGCGTCTCCTCAAACATGCTGGCGAGCGAGTCCGACAGGTCATCCGCCTTCGACGGGTCGGCGAACTCGCGCAGCAAGACATCGGGCGAATACTGCTTCGCGATCTTGCGGCCAAGGTGTTCGACCACGGTCTGGCTGGCTTCGGTCAAACCTTCTGCGCCGAGCGTCTGCGCGTATCGCGTCAAGCCGGTCTTGAGCGCGCTGCGGGTGGTCAGTTGGGTGAAGGCTTCCGAGACACCTTCCTTGGTCAGTCGCTTGGCGATTGTGTCGCTGATGAGCCGCTTCGCCAACGGCTTCACGAGGAAGGACGTAGCGGTGCCCATGGACGCCGTTTCCAGCGCAGAGCCGATGATGCCAACGCCGAAGCTCGCGTAGTAGGCGGCGTCCTCGTCGTATCCTTCGTCCACCATCTGGCGGAACGCCGAGCCCGACATCGAAGTCTGCCAGCGGACGAATGCTTCCGAAGTGAAGCCGATGCCGAAGCCGGTGATGAACGAGGCAGGGACGGTAGCGACTGCGGCGGGCAACGTGGCAATGCCTGCCGAAGTCGCGATGCTCGTCATGGTCGCCGATGTCACGCCGAGCGCGATACCAGTCTTGATCGCAGACTCGGATACGACGCCCATCTGCCCAAGCGACCGTGCAGCGCCACCGAAGAAGCCTCCCGAAGTCATCGGCAAGTCTTCTTGCGCGGTGCGCAGCGACTCAAGTTGCGCCTCCTCCTGCGCTGTGGCGGTCTTCTGCGCCTTCTTCCACTCAAGCTCGCCAGCCTTCTGCGTCACCGCGCCAGCCTGGAACTGCTTCGTGATGTTCTCCACGAAGCCAAGGTTCGCAACGTCATCATGCGTGATGCGCGCGAACTCCAGGTCCAGGAGCTTGCCAGCGAGCACCGGGTTGCTCCTGGTCATGTTCATCTCAGCGACCTTGCGCCGCTTGGCCCATTCGCGCATGACCGCGATGTTCTTCTCAACCAAGTCTGGCGTCTGCCCGATCTCGCCTGCGATACGCACGGCTTCCGCACGGAGGTTCGCGTCCTTCTTCACCGCTAGGCGGAAGGTGTTGAGCATCTGCTGCTCGCGCGCCGCGTCCATCTTGGCGAACACGGCATCGTCTTCTGCGTCGATCTGCGGGACCGACTGACGCATCCGCTGCGCAGCCATGGGATCGCCAGGGCTCGGCATCTGGAACGGGAGCGGATCGCCACCTTGATTGGTGTCTAGGCTGGTCATCGGTAGACACCAAAGAACACACCGTCAACGTAAGCGTCCATGATCGCCTTCTGGATGTCCTTGTTCATCTCGCCAGGGCGCTGCACTTGGTTGGGCGCAAGAGGGAACGTTGAGCCAGCGCGGGGCTGATCAAGATACCCAGGGCTCCCGCTGGCAACATAGAACTCGGCGATGCTCTGGCTTGTCACCATCATCCCTCGCTGTTGCAACGCGCGAGTCGCACGATCGACTTGCTCAGGCGGAATGCGAGCCATGAACACCGGCTTTCCGCTGACTAGGACGCTGATCTCGTTCGGGTCTGCGTTCCCGATGTCGATCAAGCGGACAGGGTCGCCGTCGTTGAGCACGAAGTCGGTCTCGATAGTGTCAGCGATCTTCTGGATCTCTTGCACGAGAGCTTTGCGACCATGGCGGCTTGGGTCAGACTCAAGGCTAACGACAGCGGCATTCACCTTGGATCGGAGGTTGTCATACTTGACACGGTTATCGCCACCGTCTTCCTTGCCGATCGACGTTTCCTTGATGTAGCCAAGTCTCCGCGCCGCGTTGTTGATGACTTCGTCGCGATCGAAGATGCCGCGATCTTCCTCGGTCATCGAGCCCTTGGCACGGTTGCGCAACGCGCGAGCGTAGGCCATGTCCTGCGGATCAAGCTGCGTCGATAGCGTGGTCTCAAACACGGCATCGCTGCCAGACGCAAACGCGACAGGATCTTCTTCTGCGGCGCGCGTCACCATGCTCAGGACTTCTGGGTTGGTCACGACGCGCCCGTTGCGAGCGAAGTTGTTGATCCAGTCCCATGAGCCAGACTCGGTTGCCCACTTCTTGAGTTCGGCAGGAGCGCGCTCTGGCGTCAGGTTCTTGTTTTCCATCAGCCACTTCTGCCACTCGCCTTGCTTTGCAGCCTGCTGCTCTGCCTTGCCGATGTTGTTGATGCGGTGCTCGTCCAAGATGCGGCTGATGGCGTTGTCGCGAACGCCGACAGGAATGCCATCCTTGGCGGCATACAGCGACTGGATGTGATCGACCTTCTCTTGCAGAGACTTGCCAGCGATCTCGGGGCTGGACGCAAGACGCTGCGCTTGGTCGTTCTCAGTCGCGCCTTGAACCAGCTTCTTCAGGTCGGCGGCAACCTCGGGTGCGATCTCACCAGCAGCAGACGCGGCGTCCAGATGCTCCTGCGCCTTCTGCGGGTTCTGATCCGCCATGCCGCGAATGATGGACGAATGGGCGTTCGTGGTCGCTTGCAGCCGGGTCTCGTTGTATTGCGCGCTGCCGATCGGGTGCCCGCTCAACTCAGCGATGCGGTCGGCTTCGCCTAGCAAGCCCTTCTTGGCAACGGAGTAGGCTGCAACACCTTCGGGGTCCGTCCTGGTGGCATTCCTCTCCATGTCTCGGACGAAGTTGCTACCACGAACCTGCGACTCGCCGATCTCCCACACCTTCGCCTGCTTGGTGTAGTGCTCGTTGGCATCGCTCGTCGCTTGGCGGATGCGCTTCTGCGCGTTCTCGCCCCAAATCTGCCGTTGCAGCGGGTTCTGCAAGCCCTTCTCGATGTCCTTCTGCTTCTTCGCCAAGGCGTCGAACGCAACCTGCCGGTTGTCCACGGCGACCTTACCGACTTGGTTGAGATACCCCGACTTGGGGTCGCGCATGATGCTCTCGATCTCGTCGGCGAGGATGTTGTCGTGCCGCTTGATGTTGGCCGAGTCCACCTCGTCTTGGGCCTTCATGGCGCGGTCAATGACCAAGCCACCAAGCTCATGGACGAGACGCCCGGCTTCCTGCATCTGCTGCGGTGCGAAGTTCTGCATCGGGAGCGTCTGCTGCGCCTGCAACGGCACCATGCCGCCGACTTGCGGATCTACGCTCGGGACGAATGGTCGATGACCTCCGAGCCCTGGGACACGGGGCATCAGTAGCCTCCTCGGCTTGAACTGTAGTGATCCCATCTCCCAGACACTTGCCTAGCAGTCCCAAGCAAGTACGAAGCTCCTGCGTGGAACCCCGTCGCTCCAGGATTGATCGTGCGGGCCGAGGATCGCGCACTGCGCGCACTGAGACCGGCAAACGCCCCTTGGTTGCGGTAGTTGACAGCCTGCATCCTGGCGGCGTTTGCGGCCCTTACGGCGTTGACGTTGATCGTCATCGTGTCGATCTCCTTGATGATGTCGCTGCTGGCAACATGCTCGGCGGCAGAGCCAACACCGGCTTGGATACCGCGTGCGGCAAGGCTCGCTTCCTGCGATGCCTTCTCGGCACCAGCGCGCATGGTGTATTGCCCGATCTGCTTTTGACCGGCTTCCAGGATCTGCTGCGCCTGCACCTCGGCAGCGCGGGCGTTCATGTTGCTGACAGACTGCTGATACTCCAGCGACAGGGCTTCGCTCTTGAGCTTGTATTGGGCGCTCTTGGCTTCGTAGAAGGAGCCGATCGCGGTAGATGCGGCACCTACGATGGCAAGGATCATCCCGACAGGTCCACCGGCCATCAGCCCAGCGCCACCGCCGCCACCGCCCCCGCCGCTGTCACTGCCCATGTTGAAGGCAGAGTTCTGCCCCAGCGACCCGGCACCGTCGCCACCCCAGAATCCGTAAGAAGGTCCGCCACCAGCCATGTTCAGCCTCCGATGCTAACTTCCGCCGTGATACTCACAACAGTCATGGGCAGCGGATCATCTTGCCTGATCCACACTTGCCCGCCTTGCTGCCAGCGTTTCAGCAGCAACGTATCTACCATGACGCTGCGCATTTCATCGCCCGTCTCGGTAGGGTTGAGGGGAATCAGTCGGTCCTCATCAGGTCCGATCTCGCCGCCAGCGGTTTGGTAGAACCGCACCCACGCGGCGTTGACGTTGAGCGTGCGACCTTGCGCGAAGCCTTCCATCTGGATCGCCATGGGCAAGGTCTTGAGGTCGCTGGTGTAGCCGAGCCCAGCATGGACCTTGACGTATGGGGCATTCAGCGAGATTGCGGCAGTGTCTACGGTCTGCGCAGAATGGACGGTCCCGTCTGCGAGGATCGACAACGACTCGCCTTCAATGTGCCCAAGACCCGACATCGTGTCGCGCGCCCAAGCCCACGTTGCAGTCGCTGCTGCACGAAGCTCGGCAGGGATCGTGGCGGTGCAAGTGCCAGTCGCAACTGTGGCGCTAGATGTTGCCGCGATCGTGATTCGATACTCGGTCCCATCCGATCCGTAGAACACGACTTGATCGCCAACGTCGCTCTGCGTCGGGAAGATGAACGGCGAGTGCGCAGTTGCCGTGATCGTGATGGTTGATCCTGCCGTCCACGTTGCCGCGCTCAGAGTCATCAGCGCGGTGCCGACAGTGTTGGTGCCGTCGAACGTCAGGCCACTGTCCACGTAGAACGCATCCTCCAGCGCCGCGAACTCGTAGGGCGCGAACTTCTCGATGTAGCGCACCGTGCTGCCGTCGATCGTGCGCTTCACGCTGACGTAGACGGAATCCTCCTCACCTTCTGGCACCGAGCATACGGACTCAAACTCGCCGTCCGTGTCGTGCCAGCACCATGCGCCAACCTGCTCCTCTGGCACGTAGGTCAGCGACAGCAGTTGCCCGCTCGTGCTCGTGAACCACAGGACCGGGATCGGACACTTCGCGTAGGTCATGTCGCGAATCTCGTAGTTGTCGAACAAGTGCGCAGCGCGAAGCGACAGGTCGCCAGTCTGATACCCCTGCGCCTGCCAGTTGAACGCAAGCTCGCGAACGTGACCGCCACGGTTGGCGCAGAACACCAGCGAGTTGTTCACGATCTGCGGCTGCGCATGGTTCGCGCCGATGTAGCTCTGCGCGCGGATGCTGATGCTCGTAGGCGTCAGCGCCTCGCTGTTGACCGCAGTGACTCGCCACTCTGCCGAGTTGGTCAGCAGCAGAAGCTCCGACATCGGGACGATGTGGCGAATCGTGTTCGACTCGCGCGCCGCGATCTGGACCTTGATGCGGTCGGTGTCGATGGTCGGGAGCGAGTAGGCAAGGTCGTAGTCGCTGCCGCTGCGCGTGAGGAACAGGCTCTGCGGCTCGGTCGGCGTGCCAGCGAAGCAACGGCGCTGCTCAAAGTAGGCAACGGCACCAGGGTAGTTGTCAGGCAGGATCAACTCGCCGTTCGTGCGGATAGGCGGCGTGACGCCCATGTCTGGGGCGATGTTGTCATCAATGAACGACTCGGTCTCAGTCTGACCGATGTAGCCGTAGAGACCGCTCTGCTTCTTGTAGACCTTGTAGCGGGCTGCGCCTTCGACCTCGGCCCACTCGATTGTGTTGTAGGCTCCGGTGATGAACAGGTTGTTGGTGACGCTCTGTTCGACAGATGGCTCGGACTCGTTGCCGTCAGCGGAGACCGCCGTCACCTTGTAGTATTTGGTGACATCGACGGTGCGGGAACCGAACTGGACGTAGTCGGTGGCAGCGGTGTAGGTGCCAGTCGTTCCGATGACGCCGCCGCCGCTGTAGTCACGGACAGTCAATCGTGTAAACAGCGGAGTCGTATTGACGATGTAGAACCCGTCAACTAGCCCGCCAAGCGAAGGGTTGATGCCTCCGATGTAGACTGGGTCACCAACCGACAAGCGGTGAGCGATGTCCGTGTCGATTAGTGCTGTGGCTGCGACAGAGATTGTGCTGATACTGATAGCCTCACCCCGCGAAGCCGTCAGCACGATGCTCTCTGGATGGCTCAACGCAGGCACAAGCTGCGGAGTCTCAAGCACCCACTCGGTCGCACTCAGGCGCTTGAGTTCGCGCGTGCCGCCGGTCGTGCCAGCGATGGTAAGGATGTCGTTGCTCTGCGCGTAGGTCAGGTTGAACAGTTCAGCTTCAAGCCACGGCGCGGGTAGCTCAAGCTCGCCTGTGGCTGGTTGCAGATACCACCATCCGTCGCCAGCGGTCGGGAACGCAGGCGGAACGTCGCTGTCGTTCTCGGCTAGACAGATGTAGTTGTGCGTCAGGTATGAGATGAGCGTCCCTGGCTGGTAGCGGCGGTAGCCGGTTGGGATGCCCGATCCAGCACCAGTGAACGTGATCCCGCCAGCGCCAGCCGTTTCGGCGAGCTTGATGCGGTTGCTGCTCTGGATCACAGCGTAGTAGGTCTGACCGACGTTGATGCCTGCCGGAGGGATGCCGCCGCTGACCGTGAACGACACCTCGTTGTCGGCGACCAGCGGGTGACTGTTCCAGACCACCTCATCAGTGGCGTCATCGAACGTGATCGTTGCGTTCGACGGGATGAACGCAGTCGGAACCGGCGTATTGTGAACCAGCGTCCCACCATCCGTGTGGAACCGGATGTGGCTGTCCCCCAACTCGATGACCATGGTCTGATCTGTCGAGTAGACGAACGGGATCAACCGCGACTTCTTCGTGCCATCCTTGGTCTCGCGCACGAACTGCGTGCCGGGACGCCGCACAGCAGGACCCTGCGGCTTCACCACGAAGTTGCGCAGACGCTCCGCACCAGTCTGGAACTTGGCATCGTCGATGCGCCCAAACATCTCGGTGCTGATCTCGCCACCGGAGAACGAACGCACGAAGGTCTTGGTCGATGCCATGGCTTACCGCTTCGCCATCCATTCAGGGGTGTGAACAGGGTGCGTGTTGCGCTTGATCGCGTCCGACTGGCCTGCTTGGCCGAGATACATGCCCATCATCTGCAAGCACCGCTTGGACTCCTCAGCGCCTTCCTTGCCCTTCATGGTTGCACCGGCAAGCATCGACGCGAGGTGCCACGACAGCACGAGGCTGAACAGCGGCGTGAAGTCTCTCGCGTAGAGGATCTTCGTGCAGTAGCGAAGGACTGCATCCTCCTGATCCGTAAACAGGCGCAGCACACCGTCCGTGTCCTGCTCGATCACAAAGTCTTGCGCGTCCTTGCTGTCATCCGTGCTGCCGGTGGGAAGCACCGCGATCGGACGCTGGAAGTCGTGCGGGAGCATGTAGCAGTAGTCCCACGCATCTCGGTCGCACTCGTGAACGGTCAGCACCTCGGTGTTCGTGGCAAACGACCAGTGCTGCAAGTCCAACGTCGCTTGCAGAGCGATCGGGTAGAACATATGGCACAGGCGAGCCTGCGGCGAAGGATCGGGCGGATCGACCGACAGCACATCCGCCGACTCGCCGATGAACGACAGAGCCATGTTGCAGATGTCCACATCGGTCTGAGGAATACACCCACACATATCCTCAAGGAACGTGAAGTTGCCGTTGATCAGGACGGTCGTTACCAGCCCGTCAATCTCGTGCAGTTCGTAGTAGTAGGTGCCGTGGTCGGTAGCAGCCTGCAAGCCGCTCAGGGCGAACTCCACCACGCCGTTGGCTGCATCAGTCACGTTACCAACCACGATCTGCGGCTCGGCTGGCGTCACTTCCTCATCGTGCGTGTGCCCGCTAGCCGAGTGCGGATATGCGTAGATGTAGAGTTCAAAGTTGAGGCCAGTGATGTCTACGACTTGCCACGACGAGTTGCGGATCGTGAACGTCCACGGCTGGATGTCGTTCTGCGCGATGTAGATGTCGATGACGGTCGGGCAGAGATTGATGATGTTCATCGGTGCCTCACAGCTTGAACCACAGAGCCTCGGCGGGGACGCCTTGGTCGGTCAGAACCCAGAGAAGGTGATACCCCTTCTGCCACGCGGACTCGTCGGCAGGGGTCGTGAACCGAATCGTGGTCGCGTTTGGCTTCGTGACCACGAGGAACCGGATCTTGCTGTTCAGGTCTGCATGGTGCGTGCATGACCCGGTAGCGGTGATGCTGACTTGGTTCAGGTAGCGATACTGCGGAAGGTCATCGCAAGTGATCTCGTACTGAGTCGCGTAGTTGAGCAGGTAGCAACCTTCCGCGTCCTGCGTTGGCGAACCAAGGCTTGTCAGCACAACGGTCGTAGGGCGCGTTGGCCGATACGGACTGTCATCCTGCGGACGCAGGTAGTGCGGCTCCCAAACCTCGTAGTCGTAGCCATCGAGCGGACCACCGTGGTCGCGCGACTCGCCGCCGCCGTTGATGACGCGGCCATCTGGAAGCAGGATCGTGGTCTGGTGGTAGTCCCTTCGCGACTGCGATGCCGTCCAGCTAGCGATGACCCACTTGGTTGCACCGGGGAACAAGACCTCCACCGCAGTGTGGTAGAGGAAGTTGTCGTTGTGCAAGCCACCGTGCTGCAAGAACTCGTGCGGCACTGGCGGCTCGTCGGTCGGTTGCCAGTCCACGCCACCGAACGCCACGATGCTGCCGTCAGGAAGCACAACGGTGTTCAGCATCTGGCGGGGAACGTTCATCGCAGGAGCCGGTGCCCACTGCTCAGTGCCGCCAGCGGTCAGGTTGATGCGCTCGACGGTGTTCGTGTCGAACTCGCGGTCGGGATCTACGCCAGCAGTCCATTCGATGAACGGTGGGATCTGCGCGCCACCCATGCGGTAGATGACATCCGCGTGCGTCTCAAAGTTCTGAAGCTGGACGCTGGAGCCGTAGTAGCGGAACTCGTTCAGCAGACCGACAGGTTCGCTGTGCCCTTGCGTCGTAGTCCACACGCCTGGGGCACCGTCATGGTCAGCAAGAGTCGCGCTCTTGTGAACCATGCCAGCCATGAACAAGTCCCCGTTGGTCTTGAAGTAGCTGCGCGAGTAGAAGTAGAGCGAGTCTTCAAACGGCGTGTTGTCAAGCAGGACGCCAGGGCCGGGCCAAACGTCGATGCCGTCAACGTCCTTGATGAGACCTGATGCGGTAGCGGTCGGTGCCGCGTTCACGACGTAGGCTTCGTAGGTGTTCCACGTCGGGTTGTGCGCGTAGTCCTGGTTGGCAAGAAGCAAGTCGTTGCTGCCACCAGCCACGATCAGCACAGGCTTGTTGCCGGTGCGAACGAACGAAGGACTCAGGTTCACCGATGGGTAGTAGCGACCGAAGTCGAGCACTGCGGCTTGAACCCACGCGCCCTTGCCGGTCGTGTAGTGACCACCGGTCAGAGCCGAGTTGAACGTCGGCGTGCCAGCATCGTCGGTCGAGTAGCACGACATATCCAGCGACGGTGCCCAGATGTAGACCTTGTTGTCCGCATACTGGTTGACATCGGGATCCCAACTCATGCCGCCAGCGATCATCAAGTCGCCGTTCTGCGTCCAAGTGTGACCAGCACAGAACAGGTTGGGAATGCGAACGGTGGAAGGTGTTCCAAAGTCACCTTCGATCGGACCAACAGGGAAGAAGAAGTTCTGGAACCTAGCACCCGCTGGTTCATCAGCAGGGTCCACGATCGCCCACGCTTGCAGCGACCACAGCGTGTTAGCCGCAACCAGAGGATCGTTCGCGAGAGTCGCGATGACCGGCGCGTTGTCCCACACCACGACCTTGCCACGATTCGGTCCCTTCGGGATGAGGGACATATGGATCGCGTTGAATCGCTCAGGCCACTTGTATTCAAACAAGTAGGTGATGCCAGCAAACGCAGCGGCTGGATCAGTCTCAAGCGGATCGTGAATCCACGCACTCGTCCACGCACCAAACCTCGACGCACGCCCCGTCAGGTCAACATCAGCAGTCGAGACGTTGAAGTTCGTGTTACGGCTACGCAGCCCGACGTTGATGTTCATGCCTTGCGTCCTTTACGAAAAAAGCCGCTCGCCCGCGAGAACAACAGGCGAGCGGCACACAGGTCCGCGAAGCAGGTAGCGACTGCTGCGCGACAGAGAGATCAGGCGATGGTGATGCCGGTCGGGTAGCACGGGACCGAACTGTAGTCCGCATCACCGCCGTATGCGGTCTGCGTGCAGATGTCGATGTCGAACGTCCCGGCGGTGAAGATCTCACCAGTCGGACCAAGGATGCCAACCGCACCGAAGATGTAGCGGCGTCCCGTGGTCGGATACGGATTCAACAGGTCGTTGAGGTCGTATCGAATCGTCGTGACTGGATGCAGCGGAACAACGATCTTCTGACCAGCGGTAAGCTGGTTTGGAATCGCACTCAAGCCAACAATGTTGCTGGCGTAGAAGTCGCTACGGCCAATCTCCTGCGCAACGCCAATGTCGTTCTGCGACGAAGATGGACTCGCGTAGAAGACCCAGTAGATGGCAGCATCATCACCAGTGTCCGAAACGAACGTGGTCTTGATGCTGATGACCGCGTAGAGCGGTTGACCGGAACCAAGTTCCAGGCTGTTCTGTAGGTCGATGACGTTCTGCGTCGGGTCCGTGGCGTTGGACACACCGTCCAACCCCACGACCGACTGGTCCTTCGACAACTGGAGGAATGCGTCGGTAATCATGTGCCTCCTCAGGAGATGGTGATGCCGGATGCGTAGAACTTGCGCCCGTCCTGAGTGTTGACCACCAAGTCAGCAGTGAACGACCCACCCGTCAGAGGTCCAGTCCCGATCACGTATCGAACGCCAAGGTAGCGCAGACCGTTGCTCGCGACTTGCGGGTTGAAGGCAACCACGATTGGAGTCGCTGGGAGACCGAGCGAGACCGACGCTTGCAGAGCCGCCTTGCCGATCGCGACAGACGTTCCGAGCACCAAGATGCCAGTGGTCAGAGCGTTGTCGGTAGCGCCAATCACCTGGAAGGTGACGGTCGCCGCACCGGCAGCGGTGACGTTCGCAGTCGGGATGAAGTGGAACTCCAGTTCCTGACCCTCACCGAGATCGCGAGCAACGCCGAGGTCGATCGTGTTGGTCGAGACGGCGTCCGTAGTCACGACCTGAGCCGCAGAAACCCGAAGGTTATTGTCAACGTACATGTGTTGATCCTCCTTGGATCAGGCGACCAGGGCTTCGGTGTTGACGAGGGCGTCACAGCAACGGATCGGAACACCCATGAACGACAGCCACGACATCGGGCCGCCGAACTGGTTCAGACCTTGGTTGATGGCGAGCACGCTGCTCGACTTCTCCATCGCGAGTCGCGTGAGCGCACTGTGGACCGTCCGGTTCATGTAGAACACCGGGCGACCCATCGCGAGGTTGGGGATGCGGTAGACGGCACGAGCCATCTGGTGGATGATGTTCGTGGTGACGGGAGTCGCCGGAGTCACGGCTTGCGTGTTGGCGAGAGTGGACAGGTCGGTTGCACGCAGGTTCGGGATGCGGACGCAGTAGCGCCAGTCCTTGACCACGAGACCAGTCTTCCACTGGTAGCGCGTGACGAGAGCGCGCATACGCTCGGTGGACGAAGCGTTCGCGCTGCCAGCCGAAGCCGGGGTGTAGACCGTCTCGGTTCCAAGGTTCTCGTGCAGGAGGCCAGCCTTGCTGCCCTTCGGGAACGGGCAGTAGACGGTGTTGTCACCCCAGCAGACGAGCCACACCGAAGTGTTGGCGTCCGCAGTCGCGCTCTGGCCGAGCAGGATGTTCTGGCCGTTGCCCGCCGTGGTCAGCGAGTAGCGGCTGGAAAGACCCAGCGGCTGCAACGGGTCCGTTGCCGGATTGCCGTAGAACATCGTGGTCGCCATCGTCTGGTTCATGGCTTCCAGGAACGCGACATCCTCCGACAGACGGAACGCATCCGTGTTGCCGTTCAGCATCGCGAGGTCAACGTCGATCTCCGATCGCGCCTCCAGGATGCCGCAAGCCTCATCGACCTGAGCGGTCGTGCTCTTGCTGGACGGGATGCCCTTGTTCAAGGCACGCCAGTAGACGGTGGGAAGACCAGTGCGGATCACGACTCGGTCACCGGTAGGAAGGTTGCCTTCCTTGAACACGGCGTCGGTCAGGATCTCGTTGGTCTGAGAGAGAAGTTCCGCGACGGTGGCAATCTTGCCATCCGGATCGACACGCTTCGACCAATCGGCGAGCGTCAGGTTGGTGCTGGTAAGAACGGCCATGGGTTACCTACTTGGTGTCTCCGTAGAGTCTTGCTGCGTGGTCGTTGAAGGTCGCCGGGCCGACAGTGGCTCCAGGCTCCTTACCTCCAACGAACTTGTCTTCACTGACTGCCTTCCCGGCTCGGTAGAACGCCCTGATGATCTCAGGGTGATTGCCGAGACCGGAGTCCACCAGGAACTGTTGAAGCTCCGGGGTGCCGAACTTCTCAAGAGCAGCTTGCGCAACGGCAAGGTTCTCCTTGAGCTTGTCGCCTCCGAACTCCTTGTCAGTCTGGCTGGCTTGAGTCCACTCCGAGTGAATGGCTTCAAGAGCCTGCTTCTCGCCTTGGACTCGTCGCTCGTGAAGAACGGGAGCGACTTGATCCAGGAGCTTCTGCGCGGCTTCCGCCGGTAGCTTCAGATCCTTGACGGCGTTGGTGTATGCCTTGAGAGCTTCCGCATCGAACGACTTCCCCTCGGGAGCCTTGAGTTCGTACTTGATCTCCGCTGGCGCTTCGGTGGACGGTGCTTGCTTCTGCGGTTCCGCCTGCACAGCCTGCGGCTGCGCTTGCGTTTCCTGGGTCGCTGCGCCCTGGCCTTCAGTGGTCGTTGTGGCCGTTGTCAGCAATGTCTCGGACATCTCGATGCTCCTTGAGCATGGTTGCGAACTGTTTGGCGCAGTGCGCGTGAATCAGAGACAGCGTGCGGTTTCCGAAGTTTCGGTTCCCCTCCGCGAATGCCATCTGCATCGCGTTGGAGTTGAACGACAGACGGAACACACCTGCTTGATCCAAGAGCCGCCACAAAATGCGGCGACCCTGCGGACTGCCCATGAGCCACTTGATGTCATCGACCTCGACACGAGCGTCAAAACGTGACCGTGCTTCTTGTTCAGCGCGGGTTTCGTCCTGACCTCGGAGGTCGGTAGGGTCGTGATCTTGCAGACTCACGCGGCGGACGCTATGAGCGTCACGACCCTGTCTGTAGCCCAGATTCTATTGAATGGCTCGCCAGCGTGATTCTGAGGCGTTCTTGGGGGCACCCATGAACGTCACGACACGCTTGGCTTGGATGCCGACAGGAGTCTTCTCCTCGGCAAGCAAGACGCACGCGGCGACCGTCCACGACGCTGCGGCGCTGCTCACGTAGACATCGTCCGTCCAGCCTTCGTTGTCGCGATTGAGCGCGGTAGGCCAACGCGGCTCATCAGGAGTCCAGCGCAGGGCGTATGCGTGCCAGTAAGAAGATCCAAACTCGCGCCAGCCCTGTTGCACGCACACGCTGGCGAGCGAACGGCTTGCCCCTAGATAGCGTGTGTCCTTGAGCACAAGACCGGCAGCGCGGAACCCGCCCATCTCGATGGTCTTCTGCCACGGTTGCCAGCCGTAGACGGGACCGCTCCCGTCCGACATCTGCCAGCCATACTTGGCTTCCTCGATCGCTGGCTCAGGACCGGAGGGCCACTTGCGCAGCGCGACATCGAGACCGTCACGCAGCGGACCCATGGCTTCCGCGAAGCCCAGCCACACCTGATTCGCACGGGTCAGCCCAAGGCGACCGACAGCACGAGGGCTAGGCGGCGCGTCGTTCTTCAGATACCAGTCTGTCAGGTCAAGCTGAATGTGGTCGGCAACGATTGCTTCCAGAGCCGGATCGCGGGTCAGCGCAATCGTGGCGTGCAGCAGGTTGTCGGCGCGGTGCTGGTCATCGCTCGTAGTCCACAGCACCGTCGATGGTGCTGGAATCCAGCCAATCTGGTTGATACCCGGCCAGCCGAGACGGTCTTCCGGCCCCCACCCAAGATCCGGTCGCTGGTTCAGAGTCTCCGCACGCGGGTGCAGCGCGGCACGCATGGGGGCACCGCCGGGTTCCCGGTTGCCGGTCGGGCGTTGCGCGAAGCTCTGACATTGCCAGAGCGCATCGTGGATCTCCCATGGGTCGTTGGTCACGACTGCGAGGTCCGATGCCCATCCGAAATCGGGCTGCTCGCCAGTCGTGCCGCTGGTCTGCATCTGCGCGCGAGGGCGAGACTGCGAATACGCCCCCCACTGCGGGTTCAAGTAGGACTGACGCTGCTGCGCTCTGACCGCAGACACCTCTCCGGTTACTGCCGGGATCTTGCCAAGCGCCATCCACGAGCCCTGCCAGCCGGTGTAGAGCCCCTGCATGGGCCTTGCTTGCTCGCGAACCTCGTCGGGCATGGCAAGGATAGCCCCCCTCGTCTCAAAGCGACTGGCGCGGTGCCAGCGCGTTCCTGCGGCCACGAGCGTGAGCGTCCACCTTGGCCCTGCGCTCCATGACGCCAGCGACCCGCCGTTACGCTGCACGAAGTCAGGGTGGATCTTCGCGCCACTCACCATCGACAACTCGGAGAACGTAGCTACCTGCGCCTGCCCGTCGTTTGCCGTGGTCCCGTAGACCGCGTGGGTCACAAACTCGACCACAGGCGAGCCACTCAGCACAGTGGCCCAGCAGTCGAGCGTCACCTTCTTGGTGGGCCAATGGGCGCGGATGCGCCATACCTGCGCTGCGGCAGACGCACGGACTAGCTCAAGGGCAGGAGGTGCTGGCGCTTCGTCGCCAAGGAAGAACGACGGTGCGATGGCGAGGAGGTTGCTGCTGATGGCAGGGTGAAACGCAAACGGCTCGGGTGTGCCGTCGGAATCGTTGGCGGTCAGGGAAACAGTCTGCCCAGCAGCGAGCGACACCATCACTCGGATGCCGCGATCCTCGCGAACGTATGGTGCCTTGATCGTCTCGCTGTCCGTCAGGTAGCCAGCCTTGCGAGGGAGCATGTGAGATGTCGGGATACCGACGAACACCCATGCCGTTTGCCGCGCTGTCCCGAGGTTCTGGAAGATGATCGGTGCCTTCTGCGAGAATGCGGCGGACACCAAGAGGATGAAGGCGAGAATGTGGCGCATGTTAGTAGGCGGCGACCTCGGTCCAGGTGCAAGTGATTCCGAACTGCCAAGTGCCGGTGGCCGGCACGACAGCACGCACCACGAACCCCTCGTTCTGCGCGAGCACGATCGGGTGCTCGACGCCGGGGTCTACGTGCCACAGGTCAACTGGGTCTTGATACTGCACCGACACCACAGTGCCGAACGACAGCGACACCTGACCGATCGACTGCGCGTCAAGCACCTTGGTGCCAGCGTTCAAAGCGCCCGTGCTGCTGATTCGCAGCGCGTTGA